AATATGAGGTGCTTACCTAAACCTAATCTTAGTTCGATTTCTCACGAAGGCACTAGTATTGAAGATTGACTTAGTGTAGATACCAATAAAGCGACCTACGATCGAGCTTGCAAAACTTTTGCATTCGATTTTAGGAAGCCTAAGGCATTATGGGATATGCACCTAGCTTTTTGTAAAAAGTATGAGAAACCCAAATACCAAAGGGTATATGGGGTCTCAGGTAAATATCCGATACATTTCTACACGATGGAATATCCACCGATCGACAGTAACGATCGTACAGGGGGAATAAAAGCCCCCCTTAAGATCGACTTGAAATCGGGACCTAACGGTCCAACACTAGGTTCGCAAAGAAAAGATCTTTGCTCCTTACGGAGCAAGGAATCCCACCTATTGGAGCCTATTTCTAGGCTTTGGGACCTATGGGGCCATAAGTTTGATGAAAATCAATACGAATGACTCCATCCGGAGGGTAGTGGCTGTACTTGTACAGCCTCAAAACTTCACTTCTTACAGGATAAATCCTGCAAGACTCGTGTTGTTGCTACTCTGGACTCCTATTCTCAGATCGCATTGCGACCTGTTCATAGGATGATGGATCTCTTAGTACGTACATTCAAATCTGACTATACGTACAATCACATAGGTGGTGTAAGACGTGCCTTGACCTTCCAGGGAGAACTCTTTAGCGTAGATTTATCTAACGCGACAGATACTATCCCTGTAAGTATTGGACTTCGTCTTATTTCTGACTTTGCGGACACATCGATTTTCCCTAATCTACAACAGACGGTCCAGGACATCAAAGATGTCATGGTTAACCGAAACTTCTGGCATAGATCCTCAGATTTGAAAACTGGGGGGTATGACAGTAGTATCCGCTATAGTACGGGTCAACCGATGGGAGCCTACTCGTCGTTTCCGCTCCTTGCAGCGACAAATCACCTACTAGTCGCGATGGCCAAAACTCGGTCAGGCCACGATTTCCATCTTGTAAAAGGTGGACGCCGTGTCCCAAATCGAGGAGGCTACGTGATAGTAGGGGATGATATAGTAATCCGTAACCGTAAGGTTGCGGAGGAATATATTAGGCTGCTCGGAGAGTTTGGTATACCAGCCAACCCTAAAAAGTTGGTTGTCGGAGTCAGAACTTTCGAGTTCTGCCGCCGGATCGTCAGGGATGGTGTAATAGTATCTGTTCCTTCATGGAACTCGTACTACCAAGCCATCGCTGGGGATGATCCAACACCGATAATCTTGCTTATGCGAGATTACGGTATGGTTCTTCCCCGTTACACTCTCCTTTGTAGGATTTTTCCTAGGAGAAGGGTGCGGTCGATGTTGGCACTCAATCCAGATATTCATCTGGAAGGAGAACCCAATATCGATCGAATACCTCACGATGTAGTAACCCATGCGGATAGAGTCCTTTCTGTCTTAGATTATATCAAAGACGAGAGGGAGGACTTTGTATCAAGTGATCCTTACTTAGCTAGA